GCTTGCCATCCTTCCAGGCTGCTATCGCTTGTTTTTTATCTTCAACCGAATGCATGCAAATGTCGCTATAGCTATCTTTAATTTTACTTTGGTGACTGTAACCAGTATGTCCGGTGCTTTCTGAAATTAACAAGTCCCAAACATCCCGCGGCACTGCTGCCGGATCGCCATATGTGCCAAGTCTTACTGGCCTATTTGAACCCATTTCCACAATTTCTTGATCCGTCGCAATTGGATAAAGCCCATTATTAAATGATCGCCAAACTATTAACGGGCCTTGCCATATTTTAACATAGCATTTTCTTTTTTCGGCCGTCGCTCTTTTTGGATCGGTGGATGGTGTACCACGGTGCGGACAATTTCCACAAATTCCAAAGTCTTGGCCCGTCTTATTGGCCAGTCTTGGGTCAATATCTTTTGTTAAGATATAAGTTTGTAGCATGTCACCAGTTTTAGAATTGGGTGCGGACTTATTACCATTTACAGCTACAGCAATTATTGGCGTTTTATTGTCAAGAAGTGACTTACCATTATATATAATTTTACCAGGCATATTTTTCTCCATTAGTTAATATTAGTTATGTTATAACATGGGATAATATACTTGTCAAACACCTATATATAGTGTGATAATAATGCTACATACTATATAGTGTTCTAGTTCCATAACCTAAACCCAACCTACACCCGACCCCGACCTTACGCATGTCCCGACTTATACGCATGACCCGACTTATACACGCGTCCCGACTTACTATACCCCTCTAGATTATACCATAGTTTACCATTAATGTAAACCCACTACATATAGTAGGTCTATTCAGCAGCAGTTTAAGTTCCCCAAACTAAAACCCGCTGCTAAATAGACCCGATCTATCATGGATAACATCTGTTTCACTTGTGCTTACTTTGTTTCATAGAAAAAAATAAGAAAACCCCTCTCTTTGAGGGGGTAAGTTTATTGTTAAAATATCCCATATTAAATTATCTAAAATTATCTCATTATAAGTGTTGACTTGTTATGGGAATGTATGCTAAGTTATGGGTAATACAAATTAACGGAGATTAAAAATGCAAACTAAAAATTTATCAATAAAAATTACTGAGGCAGATTTTGAAGAGTTAAAATATGCTTTGTATTTAAGAGTAGATGGCCTTGAAGATAGTGCCACAAATTACAATAATGAGCATGATCGCAAGGAACTTAAAAAATTATTACCATTATATTGGACACTTAAAGATTATGAATTTCAAAATCTTTCAGAAGAAGATAAGAAACAAGAACTTAAAAAGTGGGGGTATTAATATGGCCATAGAAACATTTAATGTATCATTTACTCTATCAAGAGATAATTCAAATGATGATGATGACACATGGGTTGATGAAGAACACATCGCTAATGAAATCAGGTCATGGCTTGAAGATATAGACTATGGAGTAACTGATATTAAAATTAATAATACACAATTTTTTAAGTTACGAGATATTTTAATTGCTGAGGAGGAAAAATGACTGAGAAAAAACATTTTATTACTATCGTTTGGGGAACAGAGAGAGAAGAAACTAAAACCTATAGATTTGATACTTATGCGGAGGCAGATGCCTTTTCTCATGGAGTAGAGCAATCTAATGGTTGGTGGGAATATGACATTATAGCATCGGGAGAAGAATAATGGAAAAATGTGATTATTGTGAGGGTAAAGGTAAATACTCTTTAGAAAGCACATATCAAAGAGAAGAAAATATGATTGAATGTGATAAATGTATGGGAAGCGGTTATCAATCAATGGGAGAAGAAACATGAAAAGTAAAAGAAACATAAGAAAATATTGGAATGAAAAAGCAGCTGTTTTTTTTGTAGGAAAAAAAATTGTTAAGGCAAGATATTTAACCGAAAAAGAAATGGTTAATGTTTTTGGAGAAGAAGAATTAGGTAGTTATAAAGTTCCTCTAGCTCTCTTTTTTGATGATGGTAGTTACACCTTTCCTCAGATGGATGATGAGGGAAATGATGGAGGTGCTTTAGCTACAAGCAGTAAAAAAGAACCTTTAATGCCCGTTTTAAGTAGGAGAGATTAATCATGATGAAAGAGCAAACAATAAGAGATGAATTAGCAGCCATAATTAAAGATTTAAGGGCTAGGGGCCGAAGAGAGCCACACCCTAATGCGATGGATGATAATGATATTATTTTTAATACAGCATATGCGTGTGCATTAGCTGAAACATTACATAAAAAAGATTTAGATCAAAAGATTTATGCAAAATTTTTGGAGGGTTGGCACTAATGAGATATGAAATAGATGAACATAAAAGTCAAATGGGTTGGTATGATGAAGAAGATGTCAAGTGGTTTGATTATGATAGTAAAATTGCTATTAGAGTTGAGAGGTCTGACTACACCGACAATAAGTTATTAATAACTGTTCATTTGGATGGTGGAGAGTCAGAGGAAATAGAAAGATTATTAGTTGATTTAGGAGAGAAAAAATGAAACATTTTTTAGAATATATGCATCCCGATCTAAAACTTAGAATGGCTTTATATAATTATTATTTAAAGAGATTTAAAAACATAAAAAATAAGGAAGAAGTTGCCCGATATTGTTCAAAATATGATATAGATAAAATTATGGCTGCGAGAGAGAGGGCTAATGGCAATTAAAAATTATTACCCGATAAGTATGAATTACTTACAGGAGAGATATCAATTTTGGTTAGAACACTTTTCTCATTCAGAAGATAAAGAAAAATTAGCCTTTGAAGAGGCAAAGAAAGATGTTGAATTTAGAAAAGAAACAACAGACCCGAATAAATCAAGAAATTTTATATAAGGAGAAGAATAATGGGTAAAAGATTATACACAAGAAAAGCTAATTGGTTTGAAGAAAATTTTGATGAGTGCCAAGAGCATAAAGGTAACAAAGGTTATGAGCATGGTATTTTTTATTATGAGGATAAGGAAGATATTATGAACGACCAAACACCTTGTGATGTTACTTGGTTTAAGACTGAAGAAGAAAGAGATAAAGTTTTTTTAGAGGGAGAAGAATAATGGGTAAGAGATTACTACCAAACAAAACAATTAGAGATAAAGGTAAAACTAAATCACATAGGAGACCAAAAATGGATCATGCAAAACTTAGAGGAACAAAATGGGAAAAATATGTAATTGACATTGAAGCTCGAGATTTAATTAGAAAAGAAAACATGAAAGCAAAAAAATTAAAAAGGAAAATTAAACATGGATAAGAAAAAACCAATTTTCAAATGGTATGAAAAGTTAGGTATGTATTTTATATGTTTTGTTGTAGTCGCTGTTATAATCATAACAGGGGATATAAAAGAACAAAGGGAAATTGATGAAAAAATACAAGAATGTTATCAATTTTTAGAAAAACATGACGGCCAGGTTAATTAGTTATTAACTTACCCGATTTATCTAATTCAATACCCGATTGATGTTTTGCTTTATCTTGTAACTTTTTAAGTTCTTTTAATACTTCATCCTTAGTTAATGCCTCAACTCGACCATGTAATACGGCTTTCTTTTCAATAAGAAGTCCGACTGCTTTCATTCTTAATTCTTCGGCTTTAATTGCCGGTCCCCAACTTCCATCTAATACAGCTGCGTCCCGAATTGATTTTAAATCCCGAAGTGAACGATCTAATGTGACATTGTTTCTATGTTGAGCCTCATGCCTTAGTTCATCAATAGCTATCATGATGTTTTTTGACTTCATGTTTCTATGGGCCTGGACTGCCGGATTACTATAACCTGCTTTTCTTGCAGCCTCAGTTTGTGACATATCTTGATAAACTACATTTTCTACAAATTTTTGTTGTTGTTGTGTTAAATTAACTGACAGCCCGAGTTGGTTTTCTTCTACCTCTTCCACCTCAGTTATCTCTATCTTTTTTTCTTCCATGTTGACCACCTAGCGTTAATGTTTGTAATGGGGTGGGGCGTTAGCCCACCCATACATATATATATTATATAGGCAAGCTGGACAAGCTGAACATTTCTTTATTTTTCAATGACTTAATCTGCTTGCTCACCCTAAAACACCCCAATTGAGCTAGTGGACAAGCACTTTTTTTTATATAGCAAAAACAATAACTTACAAGGAAGAGTGCTAGCTCACTGCTCAGGTAGCTCAATGAGCAAGTGGTCAAGTGGTCAAGCACTTTACTAAATATATTTTTTTCTTTACTTAGATATTGTCCCATGCTATGACATTCTTCATGGTAAAGGAAGATAAAGAATATAGTGTTAAGATTGTAGTTAATGTCGAAATGGTAACTTCATTTTATGCAAAAGACAATGAAGAGCTAAAAGATAAGGCGTTTGATTTTTTACACGATATGGACCCTTTAAAAGCTCACTACATTTTACAATGTGGAAAAAGAACATTTTTAAAAAGCGAGGATGGTACAAAATATGAAAGATTATCACTCAACACAAAAGATTAAAATATCTATTGGAAAGCGAAAAAATTTAAAAGTTTCGCTGCCAACATATAATTTTCAAAGGAAAGATAATGACGATAAAAGTTCTAGACATTAAACCCGATCCTAACGACAAAGTTTTTGGAGTCCTGGTAACTTTTAAAAAGGACGACGGCTCGACTTATAGAAAGTTGTTTGCTCCGTTCTTCGACGACGGCACCTCTGATGATTTTGTCAAAGAGGAAGTCGAGTGGCACCCAAAATACGGCAAGGAGATTATTGATTACGAGATACTATTAATTCATCCAACATTTGTGAAAAAGGGACAAATATGATTATAATGCAGAAAATGTCAGATGAAATCAAATTCCTGCCACTTGCAACAACCGAAGAAGAAGCTATGGCTTCTCTTGCATCTGCAATAAGGCTTTATTCTAAAGAACTTGAAATGGAGTTATGCCAAGGCATATTCAATAAAGATAAAGCAGAAAGTTTAATGAACCTTTATAAGGTTGTCCAGAACGAATATAATTTTTTAGCACTAAAAAAAAATACGCTACACTAGCGTAGAGGAGAGACATGTTAGATATAAAGATAACCATTAATGGTGTTACGCCATTGATATGTAATAAATTTACAGATAAAGCAGCTCTTGCTGCAACCACCGGAGTTAGCTCTAATAATAGAGGAGAGCCTTTAACACCACATGAACAAGCTGAAGAGAAGTTGTACATGGATAAAAAGAAAGCATGCATTCCTCAACCCAACATACTTGCATCCATAATAGAAGGAGGTAGGTTTCATAAAATTAAAAACAGATCGGTAACGACAATGCAAAAGTCCATGATTCCATCTTGTTTTGATATTAAAGGTATTATGTTACCTATTAAAACAAAGGGATGGGAAGTTGATGAGAGGCCCGTAAGGATACCGGCAACAGGAGGTCGTATCTTGGCATATAGACCTAAATTTAACGATTGGCAGTTGGAATTTGACGCAACACTTGATACAGATATTATTTCCGTGAATTTAATGCGGGAGATTATAGACGATGCAGGGAAAAGAATTGGCTTGGGCGATTACAGACCAGATAGGAAAGGACCATTTGGAAAGTATAAGGTAAATAAATGGCAAGTAAAAAGAAAGCGTTCGTAGAGCCAAAAGTTATTGAGTTAAGAAAAAGAAGATATGACGACATATATAATATTTGGGTTAAGTTAAGATTAGAAGATTGGCCTCATTGGTCCTGGTACTCAGGTCGATGGGTCTGCATAGGTACAGCGAAAACAAAATCGCTGGCAAGGAAAAAAGCGAAGGAATTTAAATGGGAACAATTAAAGATATAACTGTGCTAGGCGGTGCCCTGCAAATCACGGCAATCCACTGCCCGCCATGGCCACGCATTGCGTTGCACAGCACAGCACGGCAAGGCGAGGTATAAGGTGGGTATTTATCAAGGAGATATGACTATGATTGTAAATGAAATGACAAAAGAATCTAAATTTAATGAAGATGATACAATTGTTGAGGTCAACGATCTTTATATAATGATTAGCAAGAGCGATGGCACTAACATGAGACATTATTGGAAAAACGATAAGGATGTATTATTTGTTCTTAACAGGCTCA